CACGTTGCCCACGCTCACAAAGCTGGTTCTGCCGGCGGCGGGGTTCTTCGTCCAGAGGATCGTGTTGGTCGAAGGCTGCGTGACCTCGCGCACCGTGGGCGAGGCCGATCCCGTTCCCGCATCGCAATCGGCCAGCAGGTGAATCACTTCATCATTTGTGGTGAAGCCGCGGAACTCGAAAAATCTGTTGATGGGCGGGAAGGGGCCGGGGTTATAAACCGAATGACCAGGCCTGCGGATCAAAGTCAGTCGCGGCGAAATCTCCGTATCGTTGCCGTCGATGAGCCGGTCAAAGCGCGCCGCCGAATAAAACTTGGAATAGAGATAGGGAACCGCGCCAGGGCCGAGTGGGCTGCCGTTCGACCACAGGCCGGTAAAGAACTCGTTGGTGTGCAGAGGCGCGGCGCTGACGGGCTGGATCGACGCGCCTGCGGCTTCGAGAGGACTCGGCATTAGACCTCCCGCGCCTTGTAGCGCTCTGCCGTGGCGAGCTGGGTTCCCTGCATTTGGCTGAGGACTCGCGTCCAATTGGCGAGGAAAATGTTTCTCTCTAAATCCGTCAATCCGCCCTGCGCGGCGAGCAGGCCGGTGACGAACTTCTGGTTGTATTCGCCGAAGCGCGCATCGTTGCCGATCAGCGACATCATCGCCAGGAATCCCCACTGCGCGAGATAATTTTTGTCGTCGGGCAGTGGCGCCCAGGTCGCAGCCAGACTCATCAGGATGGGCGCGCGTTTCTGAAAGGCCAGCACGGCGTCATATGCCTGATCCGGCTTGGGTGTAAATCTAAAAGTTATATTTCCCATGCCGTCGTCGATGTAGGGCGAGCACCACTGCGGCCGCGCCTGATTGGTGTCGACGTGCAGCACGTTCTTGACGGCAATCTCGAAGGCCTTCCCGCCAAGTCTCGCCTGCACCGTGCCGCCTTCGAGAAAACCGAAACTGCCGAGCGCCGCCTGGGTGAAGTCCTGCTCGTCGGTCGAGTAGGTGATGATGCCGCGATTCCACGGCCACGCGAACGGTGGGCCGAGAATGGTTTGCAGGATCAGGTTCGCCGATCCCAGAGCTGGCTCCATGCCGTTGATGAGCAGGGGCTGCTGTTCCAGAAAAGCCTGGGACCAGTTAATCGTGGCCTGCAATGTGATCGTCGAGGGCATAGGCGCGGCAAAGAACGCTCTGGCAGTTCTCCGCGACCTCCTTTCTCGTTACCGCTTCTTTTTCTTCTTCGCCGCGCCCTTGCGCTTTTGTGCGTAGGCCACGGCGACGGCTTGTTTCACGGCTTTCTTGGCTCCGAATTTCGCCTTGGTGCGCGCAAACGTTCGGCCCTTGGCAAACTCCTTGATGTTCGACTTGACCGTTTTTTTCGATGTTCCCTTTTTAAGCGGCATAGTTTTCTATCTCCCCGGCCAGACGTTGTACAGGTACGGATTGGCCGGCCCGATGTCGATTCCGCCCTGCGGCGCGACCACAGAACGATCCGGCACGAAACCGGAGTTGTCCTGCTCGCGGTCGCCCTGCTTCATGCTGTTCTCGATGGCCGCCAGCCAGAGCTCTCGCATGCGCGGGAACAGGGCGCGCATCTGCGCGTTGGGACTCATCTCGTAGCAGAAGGCCTTGAAGCCATCGCGAAACCATTTCGCATAGTCGTCGGGAATCGGATTGATCTGCTGGCCCATGCTGGTAAAGGGCGGCGGCGCTTTCTTCTGCGCCACGCAGTTGATCTGGTAAACGACCGCCTGCTGGGGAGGCAGAGGCATGATACGGAAGCCCTGGCTCTCGGGGTCGGCCACGGTCCAGACGCAGCTCCCATCGTTGGCCGTGGTTCCCTCGGGGCTGTTCGCGGCCGCGCTGGGTGCGGTCGTTCCGGTGGTGCCGTAGGTTGTCAAAACTAAAATGTTGCCCGCCGCATCGAGGATGTTGACCGGCGGATTGGTGGGCGTGATCACCGCGCCGAGCGGCTGGGTATAGGCCTTGCCTGGTCCCGGCCACACGTCATACTCCAGCTCGTGATTGGGGAACCATGCGATTTTGGCCGGCGGGTTTCCCGAGATCGAAGTCTTAGGCAGATCGCGCACCACTTCGATGTAGTAAGTCGGCTTCGGCAGCGCGGTGTTGTTGATGTCCACCCAATACGCGCCTTCGAGCCAGCCCAGCGGCGAAGGCCAGGACTTCGAGAGCTGGGCATAGTCCTGCTGCCACGAGTTGGTGTAAAAGGGCGGGATCTTCTCGCGGTTCCACTTGTGATTGAAGCGCTGCGCGATCAGCTCGCCCATGACATCCGTCGCGATGGTGAGCGCGGTGTTGACCGAATAGCCTCCCGTGGGCAGCACGGGAGCCAGCTCCCCCATCGCGCTGATGAAGTCCGAAACATCCTGAATCGTCGTGGTCGAGCTTCCCACTCAAGCCTCCCAGATGGATACCTGCGCCCCGGCTGTATGGGTCGCGACGGTCGAGCCGTGAGTCGCGCGCGTGACGCCGGGATTGTCGGCATTGGACACGTCGACGACAGTCATATACTCGGTGTCGATCAGGAACACGCTGCCAACCGTAAGCAGCGGTGCAGGGGGAGTCAGCGCGATGTCGGTGTCCGTCTCCGCAACGTCCCATTGCACAGTCGCCGTCTCGGTCGGTTCCCCGGTGGGCGGCGGTTCCGGTTCCGGCGCTGGCTCGCCTCCAATCGGATAGGTCACATCATCCTGGCCGTCCTTGGTGAGTATCCTTACCCGGTCGTTGGGCTTTAGCTTGGTGGCATAATCCGGCGGAAGCTCTTTCAGAAGACCCAGCGGATCGGGCGCGTTTACGGCGGTTGCCTGCGGCGGCTCAGCTTGCGGCTCCGGTTCCTCGGGCTGCGGATCGACAATCATGGGATCGGTCATCTCAGCTCCTTTAGGGCTGTGGCGCGGCGCGGGGGCCGCGTGATGTTTTGCCGGTTGCTTCTTGGCTGGTTTCGATTTAGGCGACATTGCCGACAACCTCGAAAATCTTTCCTCCGCTGGGTGAATTGTCGGTGGGGAAGCGCGACCATTCATTCCACTCGGCCGCCATGAGCTTGTACTTTTCAGGATCGGTCTTGCGGAGCTTGGCCTCGGGCCTCTCCACTTCCTTGTGGCAACGGGTACACATGATGACTTCGCGCCCCAGCGGATAGGTGTTGCGAATCACCGCATAGTTGTTGTCGTTGCCGTTGGCGAATTGATTGTTCTTGCCGCCCTTGCGATGACGGCACACGCGCTGCCTGCGCGCCATCTCCTGCTGGGCCTTCTTAAAGTCTTCGAGCTGCCGCACTCGCAGCTCGCCGAGCTGCTCCTTCTTCTGGCGTCTTTCGAGCAGGCGCTCCTCGATCTCCTCGGCCTGGGCCAGCTTCCAGCGCAGCTCGATCTCTTCGGCCTCTTCGACCGACATCCGTTGCTTGGGCATAGCTTTCCTCATGAGCGCCGGGACCAGCGCCGCCGGCCCCGGTGCGTTCGTGTTTAGGTGATGTTGCTGGCTGCGTCGATGAGGCGCGCGCGGCCTGTGGTGTCAGGCACAACGCCCAGAGCGAAGTTAAAATTGTAGGCCGTGCTGCCACCGACCATCATCGCTGGATCTGAAACAGAGGCATCGTCGTAGCGCTTCGTGATGGTTTTCAGGTTGCGCCAGTCTCCGTCTCCGATGTTGGTGTTTTCCTTGGCTCCCATGCTGATCGAGATCACCGCGTTCTGGCCGTAGATGTAGGTGCGGAATCCGGTCACGCCAGCCTGGCCCTTGTAGTTCGGGGTCTGGGTGACAATCGAAGTTTCGTACCAGCGCACACCGGCCCACTCCATCACCTGCACATACTCGCCCTCGCCTCCCGGCAGCTCCTTGAGCAAGCTGGTGCCTTCGACAGAGCGCTTCAATACGTCGGTGAATGAATTGTTGGTGTTGTCATTGAGCGCATCGCCCCACGCAAACGGGCAGATGAGGCCGCAGAACAGGCCTTCGGTAAAGGGGTGAACATTCCTCTGCCGCAGCGAGGCCACGGCCGTAGTGATGTTGTTTTTGGTGAACGGCGTGATGGGGCTGGCGGCGTTCTGCATCAGCACACTGGAGTCAATCGCAGGCAGCGCGTCGGTGGTGTTCTTAACCAGATACGCGATGGTCAGCGCGCACTGATAGGCCAGTTCTTTGCCGCCGTTTTCGAGCGCGGGGTCGATGGCGAGCTGCAAACTAAAGCGGCTATAGGACAAGTAATCGGCATAGTTTCCGATCACAATTTTGTCGTTCAAAATGTTGATCGTCTCGCCGCTCTGCACCGTGCCTTCCGGTGCCTGACTCAAGTCGGGACCGAACGGAACGTACTCGAAAAGGTTCAAAGTGTTGCCGCTGTTTTCGGGCAGAGGCCTGCGCTCCACGCACTGATAGTGCGGCGTCTCTGCCTTCAGATTTTCAATAAAATTTTTGTCGTAGTAGTTGACTTGTGTCTGGGTGAGATTGCTGGTCATGTTGCTGGCCGGTGAATAACCAGCTCCCAGGCGCGCTTGCGTTGCCAGCGCTTGGCCTTCCTGCCGCACCACATAGGCGATGGCAGAGCCGAGAATGGCAATCGCGTACAGCAGCGGCTGCAAGACATGGGTAACGACCCACATCCGACGCCGCTGAAACGTGGCGTTACTCCAGATTGTGTTCATGACACCGCTCCCCGAAACTGGATTCGCGGGAGGGGCTAGCTCGCCTTCTGACGCCTCCGGTCTTGCTGGGCGTAATACTCGACGCAGCGAGTCAGTTCTGGCTCCGACTGCATCAATCGCTTATAAGTTGAAGCGCTCATGTTGGCGATCTGCTCCCGCGTGTACTTCAACCGGACAGTGGGCCTCGGCGCGGTTCCGCTGATGTCACTCTGGCGGATCGAAGTCGAGAACCGGGTTTGAGTCGGTCGCTGCGTTGGCGTGGGAGCATTCCGCCCCTCGGCTTCCGTCTCGTCGTTGTTGGGGTTTGGCTCTGCGGGAATCGGTTGCAGCAATTGTGCCGCGCTCAATTCCTCGAAAGCTAAAGTATAGTTTTCGGTTTTAGTTGGATCGAGGCCTCGCGTTTGCAAGAACCTCACCAGCGCATTCTTGTTGAAGTCGCTGGGATACCAGTCGGGCGTCCGGTTGGCGAACGCTTCGGCGGCGGTGACGGCCGCGCGCGTCTGCCGTTCGACAGACGCATCGGCACGTTCCTGGCGCAGTTCAGAGACAGGGCCGACCACGCTCTCGATGACGCGCGTAACGGCCCTGTCCACCGTGGCCGGGTTGTTCAACTCGGACACGGTTTGCAGGCGCTCCTCTGGGGAAAGGGGTTTGGCAGGGGCCGCCTGCGATGTCCTTCTAAGCTGCTCGATGCGGCCGTTGGCGTTTTCCTGCGAGTCGGCCAGCTTGTCGAGAATCTCATCGCGCGTCCCGTAAAAAACGGACGGCGCGGCGTCTTGATTCTGGTCGTTGGTGATGGTCAGCTTCCACTGGCCGCTGCCTTTGTCTTCCCACTTCTTCATGCGTCTCTCCCGCGCGTGATCGTGTAGAGCACGGCCATTTTCTTTTCCCGGCGGCGGCGGCGGCAGTCGACGCTATGAACAAAAACTAAAAGAACTAAAAAATTGGCGAGCACGAGGATGGCGGCTGAAATTAAAAACTTCATGAAACCTCCTCGAATCCTTCGACGCCCTGGAGTAAATCTTCCAGCTTCGCTGGCTCGGGTGGTTCTTCCTGATCCTCGCGGCTACGGTATGAACTTAGCACCGTTTTCTGTACCCAGGTGAAAAATAACCATGACGACTTCGCCAGCGCGTGGCCGCCGAGAATGCCCTCGGGGTCGCCGACCGACGTGTTGAAATGCGCCGTCTCCAGCTCGATACACGCGCGCTCCATGACGTTGAGAAGAAATTCGTAGCGCGGGTCGGTGTAGAGCTGCGCCAGACTTTCCCTCTCCTCATCGGAGATGGCAACCTCGGTGACCTTGAGGGTGCGCGTTTTTCTAAGCCGGATCTCCATAAAATCGTTCTCGACCCTTACTTCTCGCCCCTTGCCTTGACAAGCAATGCTCCCAGCCACGGCCAACTCTGGCGTTCATAAATGCTCGCCAGTGCTGCGTACATTTCAGGCGCTATTCTGAGTAAGTGAGCATTAGCCTGTTCCTCTTCTTCACCTAAGCCACCCATGATGATCGCGACCCCGCCTGGAGCACCTGTTGGCGCGCGAATGACGAACTGCGCCCCGGTCCAATCATCGAGAGGCCCAGCCAGCTTTGTCAGCTCCCAAGGCTGCGGAGTGAACCCAGGCATGTCTGCGCTCATTACAGTTTCCCTTCCAGCGCGATGGATGCGTTCGCGGTAAACAAGGCCTCACGCACCTTCCTCAAAGCCTGCTGCTGGTCTTCGCCTTCCGGGGTACAAGCCAAAATCGCATTGGCAAAATCGTAAGCCGCATGCCGCAGCCGCTGATAGTTCACGCTCTGCATCGGCGTCGGCGTGTGGTACTTAAACAGCTCATGCAGGTTGGCGCGGGTTATGCTCCCGGCGCCCACATGCTCTGGTCGATCGCTTGCCGTTCCCACTTTCTTTCGTCCCACGCGGCCGCTTCGTCCGAGGCTTTGCCGAGCAGGTTCTGCGCCAGCTTGGCCTCGCCCTGCTGGTCGATCTCCTCGCTCTTGGCCTGATGCCTTGCCCCGATGGCCGCGATCTGTCCCTGTATCTTTTGCATGCCGGGGTTTGACTGCTGAAACTTTTGCTGTTCGGCCTGAGTCATGGGCCTGATCAGCTCTCTTGCGTTTTTCCATTCGCTCACTTCCATAAACATTTCGAGCAGTTGCTTCACGTCGACGATCCAGCCGATGGCGTTCAACTGCTGCACCAGCGGCTGGTTTTCAAAAATCTGGATCATCAGCGGCAAGGCCTGCGCCATCGCCTTTTTAGCGGCCAGGTGCGCCCCCGCGAGGCACTCGAAGCGATCCTCGGCCTGGTAGAAGTTCCCCACATCCAGCTCGAAGGCCGCGCCCAGCTCCTCGCCCAGAATCTCCTTGATCCGCTTGAGGCTCATGCGCGTTTTAACGAAGTGCTCAAGCAGTTGAATGGTGGGCAGCAGGATGCCGTTGACGAAGTGGCCGACCGGCCCTTGAATTTTCGCCGCATTGGCGGCGATGATTCCGCCTGCGCCCGTGGCCGTTCGCGCCGCGCTCGATCCGCCGCGCGGCGGCAGACTGCCCTGCGTGAATGCCTGATCGGCGCCGGTCGTCGATTCTGCGGTCTGCGCCGACACCTGGAGCGCGCTGAACACTTCCGGCGGCACCTTGGGCAGCTCGATGATGCCGAACACGTCTTTCACGCTCTGGCCGGGTTTGGTGTCCACGTCGATGATGCCGCCCAGCCTCTGCCTGATCTGCTGGGTTGGCGCGTTGGCTCCACGGTCGCGCAGGTACATCTGATTGACGGCCATCGAGAGCAGGTCGAGCATGGCGTCGGTGAGGCCTTTTTCAATCCGCTGGTCAGATCCCGCCAAACGTCCAACTCCAAGCCCCCAGCCGGCGTTCGGGATATTCCAGAAATTCGACGCCAGGGTGGGAAGGAAAGGCAGATCGTGTTCTTCTTTCCTGATCAAAACGCCCCGGTCGCCGCCCTCGGGAACTAAAACCGTATAGATGTAGGTGTCGTCGTGGCGCTCAAACATCTGGATCGGCCGCTCTGTCGGGGCGGCGCTGGCCGGTTCCTCTTCGGCCTGGGCATGATGGATCGACCAGTTCTGGCCGCCCAGGTTCTGCACGACCATGCTGGGACCAGCGGCATTGCCTTCGTGGGCAAAAAAGTAGTCTTTTAGTTCTTCATCGGAAGGAATGTCGTAGCCGCCCACCTGGTTGCCTTCCTCGTCGTACACGACCGGCTGGTTGCGGAGCTTTTCGAGATCCTCAAAGGTGGGATAGGTGACATGGATAACGAACTTGGCGGCCAGGTGCAGCTCGTTGGCCCGGTTCCATGTGGGATCGACGAGAAGCGTTCCCAGCTCGCACATCTCGAAGGTGAGGCCTTCCTCGACGACTTCGGTTCTACGCACCACCAGCTCGTTGCTCTCCTTGGTCTGGAGCGTCACCTTGCCGCCCAGCGGCAGATCGCGAGAGATCGGCTGACCTTTGGGGGTGCGGATCTTCTTAACCTTGGTGTCGCGCCGCCAGCCGACTTTGACGACCACGCTTCCGAACGTGGTCATGCATTCGAGAACGCGGTCGCTGGTTTGCTCAAACTTGCATTCATCGAGCAGCGCGCCATAGAGCGCGGTCTTGGCGCGCGCCGTGCTCTGGCTGGTCGCAGGCCTGGGGCGAATTAAAAACGGCGGCATCTCGTAAAAGATTCCGCCCTTCATGGCGGGGACCAGGCTGTTGACGTGTTTGGCGACCGTGAATCTCGATATGTTGGCGCGCGCTACGGTCGAGCCTTCAAACGATGAATTGGTGCGCGGCGATTGAAAGAGCACGTCGGACTCGCGCCAGTGCAAATTCCATTGCTTCTGGTCGAGATACACGCGCGCCCTGGCCGCGTCCTGGATGGTGAGCTGCACCGCCGCATCGTCGGTGTACTTCGGATCGAGCATCGGCCCCATCAGCTCGACCTGGCTGGGTTCGATCCGCCGACTTCCGTTCACCATGCCCGAAAGTGTCGCCATAGCTTTAAGCCCCGCCTTGATTGAGCGTGTCTTCGATGCTTTTCGCGATCTCGCGTAATAGCTGGGGAAGTTTGACCGTTACTTCCGCTGAGGCCTGCACAGAGAAACCGTGACCAAAACGGCCATTAAGAATGATGAGCGCCGCGCCTTCCGCCTGCGCGCCTTTTCGGGCATCGGTGCAGAGCTTGTCGTATTTACCGGGGCCAAGCGCCATCTCAGATCACCATGCGGAGGGGAAATACGTTGGTACGCTGGGGCGCGATCTGCTCGGTCAGCTCGCGCTGGAATTGGGACAAGTCAGCTTCGTTGGGCGCGGCGATGCGGGTAATGACGCACTGGACATAAATGCCGGTATCGGTCTTGCCTTCCCAGATCCGGCCGGGGACCGCGCAGCGACAATCGCCGTCGCGATTCTCGACCCAGGTCATTTCCTGCGTACTTTCGATGATGATTTTCAAATCAGTTCACCCACCTTCCGCATTATCCGCATCCATGCCTCGCCTATGCCCCATATATTTACCACACATTCAGCCCGTTAGTCCCGGCATCCAGTCCTCGGTCAGACCGGAGCCATTACCGGGAGGCTCCCAGCCCTCGTTTATCTCTGGCGCAGGCTCCGGTTCCGGCTCGGCCTTGCCGAACACGCGGTTGTAGGCGTCCTGCTCGATGTAGGCGGCGTAGGCCGCTTCGTCCTGGGCCTCGAAGCCCTCGGCGGCGATAGAGGCGGGGAGCTGCGCGGCCACGCGGCTGATGACGCTCGCGATCTCGGTTTCCTCGACCATCCCGAAGTGGTAGAGCTGGCGAAAGGTTTCCTGGCTGTTGGCGATGTCTGAGGCGAACAGGAGACGGCCGGCGAGCAGGTGCGGCTCGGCGCCCTTGATCGCCAGCTTGCGCGCGGTGTCGTCTTGCAGGAACTCTCCCCAGAAAATGTCGATGCGCCAGTCCATGTCCAGCGCCTCGTTGCGAATGTGCTGGAGCATGCTGCGCGCGCCGGGAGTGTCCTCGATCTCCACGCGGCGGCACTCCCAACGCTTGGCGACCGCCACCAGGCGTCGGGCCAGTGCCGTAGGTGCGAGCTGAGCGCGCACCACTTCAACGATGACCATGCGGCCATCGCGTTCAATGCCCACGGCGGCCGCCGCGTGTTTGCACTCGGCATATTCAAAGCGCCACGCGATATGCACCTTTTCGTTGTGGTGCTGGCCCTGCTCCTCGCTGCTGATCCTGGCGGCGTTCAATTTTTCGAGGGGGAAGGTCGGCACGAACGAACCTTCGGCCACGTTCATGTATTGGGTCCAGTACGTCTCCTCGTCCAGCTCTTTCTCGGAGCGCAGGAACTCCCACGAGATTTGCTCGGGGAACTGGAGGATCACATCGGCCTCGCTCAGCTCGTCGTCTTCGAGCTTCAAAGCGTGGGGCCGCCGGATGTAGGCCGGTTTCCAGAGCAGGATCGTTTCTTCGCCTGCTTTCTGGATCATGTCGCCATACAAATCCATCGGCCCGTAGCGGGTTCCGGTGATGTCGACATAGCCGCCCTCGCCCAGCATTTTCAGGTTCAGGTAAAAATTCTTTTTGACTTTTTTCAGGCCGAACGATGTCTGCGAGTTGCGGTTGTCCTGCACATCCTCGCTCTTGATGGCGTCGGGATGCCAGCCGCTCAAGCTCTGCTCGATGGACACGCCTTTCACGGTCGGATCGCGGCGGAACTTCGTCCTGGCGGGAGTGGTGAACTCGCCGGCCTTGGGCGCTTTGCGGAGCACATGCTCGGGGAAGCAAAGATGCAGCGCGCCCTGCGGCGTTCCATCGGGACAATAAAAGTGGCTGGCGACCTCGGCAACGAAGGCGTCAGCCAGAGGAGAATCAGGCGAATTGCTCGCGGTCATCACCATGAGCGCGATGTCGGGGAAGCAAATAATCCACTGCACACAATCGGCGATGTTGAACGTGGTGTTGTGGGTAGGAATAAAACCATCAGTCACGAGATAGAGCTGGCTAGGCGAATCGACCATAATGCAACGCACAGGAATGGATGGAACTTCGTTGATGCGTTTGATCGTTCTGGTGTCCTGGCGCGAAGTCTTTTGCTTTTCCTGAAGTAATTGCCGCTTTCGATAAAGCCGGAAAACGGGGGTATCTGAATAAGCCTTAAAGGCAACCTGATAAAAAGCTCCTACCGTTTGACCGTCAATCTTGGCATCATAGGGGCCGCGAATCGTGACCTTAAAACCTAGGGATGCGACTAGTTCTTTTACATCTGAAACCAGGCGAGGATTGGTGTTTGCAAAAACCAGTTGCCCATCATGTTTAGCCGCATTCCCATCGGTGTCCATCAGACCCTGCAAGAGCGCGAATCTCTGGGTATAGGAAGCGCGCAGGTAGATTGCTGGAATGTGCTTGTTTCGGGTCAAACTAAGATTTTTAATTCTAGCCGCAAGACTGTTGCCATTTTTCTTTTTATAGTCTGGATGACCGTCGCCTCCATTAAAAACCCACTTATATGGATCGCTGCAATTCGCAAAACGGATGACTTCGCCTTCATCGAGAATTTCCTGAATGATCTGGGGGTCGGCGCAAGTAAGCGAGCCGCCATCCTGTCCGCCATCGCCCAGCCAGCAGCCTAAGACATAGGGCGGAATGGGGAGGTCTTGCTCAGGGAGCTGGAGCGCCGCCGCGTTGTTGACGCGGTGATTTCTCTCATCTCGGCACATGAGAGTGTTGGCGATTTCCTCGGTTGTTTTAACGGTCGGGAAAGACGGCTTTTCCCCATTTTTACCTAGAACATGCTTCCTAGCATCGCGGTCTTTTCTTGCATCAGTCAGCCATAAATGCCCCGCATCGGCAACGATTGTTTCGCCGGTCGAAAATTCAATCTCATAGCATTTATTGCTTTCGTAAATCGGGCTTACGCCGATGACATTCACTGGAATGCCCTGCTCTGACAACACCTGATCTCCGACCCTTACATCTTCCATCGTCACGAATCCTGTCGGCGTGGGGATCTTCGTGTCGAGTGCCAGAGCTTTGTAGGTCTTGCGCGGCAGGATGAGCATGCGCCGCTTTTTGCGGCTCTGCTGCGCGATGGTCTTGGTGGGGTCTTTCCTGATAAAAACTTCGGCGACTTCGGTGTGCCACTGCTCGGTCAGTTTTTCGTAGCCCAGGACGTATTTCGCCAGCCAGAACAGATCCGTCTGCATGCGCCAGCGGAGCTGCTGGCGATAGGGATCGTCCGAGAGAATCCTGGCAACGTCGATCTCGTTTTCCATCTGTATTCTCAGAGAGGCGGCAGAAGTGCCGCCAAAATGACGAAGGCCCCAAGAGCCTCAACCACTCTTGGAGCCTTCGATTCCGTGGAGGAAACGATGGTGAAGCATCGTCGCCTTAACGGATGGCTCAGCGCCGCGCAAACGGTTCTGAGCATCCTGAGAACTATTGTCGAGTTGGTTCACCTGATTCGTCAATAGTTTGCCTCAACCCGCTCCCGGTGTGCAAACGCCGGGGGCGGCTTTCTTTTTACGCCTGCTGCTGGGGCTGGGGCTGCTCCATCTCGCCCTGTTCGTCGGCCCCGCCCTCAGGCGGCTCGCCCTCGGCCATCTCTTCGCCGCCGCCCACGGGCGGCTGGTCGCCCATATGCTCGTCCATGTGGGCCTGGAGCGCTTCTGCGTCGGGCAAGACGTGTTCCTCGGTGTGGCTGTGGCCCTCGCTGTGCGGTCCCTTGCCGTGGTGCTTATGCACATGGGCCAGATAGCCGCCGTTGTGGGCGCGCTCGTAGTGAACGCCGTGGGTGTGGGTGGGCGTCTTCTTCTTTTTGTGATCGCCGCCCAGCGCGGCCATGAGCATTTCTTTTTCGTCGGGCATGCCGATCCTCCGCAGGGAACTAAAATTTTTAGTTTTGAGATAGGCGAAAATTAAGCGAATCGTGAAATGCCCAACTTAAAAACCTAGTTTTCCGTCTCTAGAACCTTAAATTTTACCTAACTGCTTACTGGAAGGCCGTTTCCGGCGCATTCTGGCGCCGTAGAGACATGAACGCATAACTCAGATTTCGCCATAATTTCGCCCTATGTAGTTGCTCGCGCGCGGCTTTTTAAGTTCCGCGCGCGCCATCGGAGAATCAGAAGCCGATCTCGAAGTTGGAGAGGTTGGCGACACTTCCCGCGCCCACGGTGAAAGTCGCCGCGAGTGCCAGGTAGAACACCGGATCGGCCGGCTGGATCGTCACCGGCCCCGCCTGAACCTGCGGCAGATTGGTGCCGTTCACGCCGGTAAGCACTCCACTCACTGCGGCAGTGGCGGTGATGGTGTTCGCCATCAGTTGCCCAAAGGTTCCATGCACCAGGCCGCTTGTCGAATCAAAGATCAGGTCGGCCTGCATCCACCAGGGACAGCCCAGAGTGGCGATCGCCGCAGCGGTCCCGGCCTTGATGACTGTCCAGTTGGCTGCGGTCAGGGGAGCAGTGGGCAGAGCCAGCGCCCCCAGCAGGGTGATATTCCCCGTGGTGGTCCCGGCCGCGACTTGAGCGTTGCCTTCGGCGCGAACGAAAAACCGTTTTGATTCGAGGGCCAGCTTGCCGGGAACGGCGAGCGTACAGGCGAGCAGGGGGTTGGAGGCGAGGCTGAAAACCTGCGCTGTGGCTACTGCGGCATTCGCTGGGTTAGCCGGGGCCGCGCGTTTGATCGCGTTACTGCTCATTGTCATACCCTCCTTCGGGGGGCAACGAAGCCGCGCGGCGACTCTTGGCTTTCGACCAGAGTGCTCCGAGCATACCGAGATTGCAAGAAAAAAGGCCTCTGATGGACCCAGAGGCCTTAGCTGGAGACGACAACGGGACAATCGTTGCCGCTTGTGCTCAATCGAGAGCTGCCGCGCTCCGCTGAGTACAACTAAAAATATAGTCCATATTCACATGAGCTTCGCCCGATTTTCCCTGCAAGAAAAACAAGTTGACGCCGGTATTCACGGGGCCTTAATCTTGCGCGCCTGTAAACCGATTTCTTCCCCACGCTTTCGAGCCAGGTCGAAAGCCCTGTAACGCTTTTAGGTTCTGTAAAAACGTCAAAAATCCCTCCGTCGCCGGGGAGATTAAAAACCTCCTGAGAGAAAAACGTATTTTAGGCCTCGCATGAATGAGCGCGGTGAATCTGCGTCCCGCGAGCATCATGCCCCGAGCATGGGGTTTTGTAAGTCTCCCCCGATACCTAGCGCTGCATTCGTTTCCCCTTCTGAGGATCGAGTTATGCCAGCTCTGCCCCGCCACTATATGCTCAGAGACATCTCCCAATACTTAACCGACACTCACGGGATGAGTCCTCTGGAAGCCTTTGCCTTCAATAACCTGGAGATCGCCTACTGGCTGATGGGATACCTACCTAACGATCCCGAACGGCTGGCTTTTATTGCTCAAATCCCGGTGAGCATGCTCGGAGCACGAGTTTTGCATGCATTCGCATTGGGCATAGATGGGCAATTGCACTACGCCAAAGCCCAAAAACTGCGCGAGGACGAGCGATCTAAAGCGCTGAAAAGGCAGGAACATGCGCGAAGGGCCGCGATGTGCAGGTGGCATCCAGAGGAGAAGAATCAAGGGGGCGAAATTCAAGCGAAAGTGGAACATGCCCGAGCATCAATCGAGCATGAAACAATGTTACATTTACCCCTTACAGGTTCCCCCTCTCGTGCTCTCCCTCTCCTAGATCCCTTAATAACTAAAAGCACTAATTTGCGCGCGCGCGAGGCGCCGGCCACAAATCCGACCCCAGCCGCATCCCGGCCGGCCTGGTCGATGGCGGTCGACGGGCAGCACAGAAGCGTAATAAAGGCGAAACCCCGGAAATCGGGCATTAGAGCGCGCCGGGAGGCCGGGGAGGATGGGAAGGCCCATCCAGGGGTCGTTCGCGTCTCTACGGTGGGCGCGCTGCGCCGGAAACAGGCTTCCAGCAAGCCATCTAAGGGCAAAATTGAGGCTCCAGGGACGGGAACCCGGTTTGAGCGGTTCAGGCGGGAAATTTTTAAGCTGTGGGAGCTGGTGAACGAGGGCGGTCCCCAATGCACATGGCAGGAGCAGGACAAGAATGCTCTGGCATCTATATTGGGCGAGCATCCCGATCTGACCGTGGAGCAATTTCGACAATGCCTGGGCAACGTGCAGGAATCCATGCGTGAAGGGGAGCTAAGTCCCACGGTGGCACCGAGATGCTGGCTGGTGCGGGTCGTCGAGTACCTGTCATGCCCACTGGATCGCTTCAACCGGCCGATCTACAAGCCGCCACGGCTCAAGACGCCGCCGAGGCAATTCTAAAACTATAAGAAACTAAAGCGCTTAGATCGCGCTGCGTGGTCTGGGCTGCGAGGGGCGAAAATTAAGCGAATTGTGAAATGCCCGAGCATACATGAGCATCACCAGTGAGCATGTTGCGGTTTCGCCTTCCTTACGCCCGTCAATCAGGCCGGTGTATATTGCGTTCACGGCACATGAACCCGCGCCGACCGCTTAGGGCCGGGGAATCAGGTCTGGGGAGACTCCAGTCCTCGGCTCTTAGGCGGAACCGATGCGCGGCATATATAGCACATATGTCTGGCACATGTAACGCATAGGT